ATTGCCCCTACCTAAAATTGTTCGTTTCCACTCCGCATGATGAACTAAGGCTGTTTCAATACCATTTAAAACAAGTAAAGCCCGTGTTGCTCCGATAATAGTAGCTAGAGAAATTAAAGATTTCCTATTTTGTACAAATATTGCTGCCTCTACAGCTGCTTTTTCTGTTATATTTATTTTACTTAGTTCTTCGAAAAACTCTACCACTATTTCAGGAAATCTTTCATTAGCTGTTTTCTTGTCACTTCCCCACTTATAAAGAGATATCAATTCCTCTTGTTCATTTACAACCGCTCCGTGGATCGCTTTGCTTGATGTGTCTAATCCCAAATACATAACCACTAGTATTTCTCCTTAGTCCTAACGGTAATAACTCTACTAACTGTTCCATAAGCTTTATCATAGGTTTCTAACAGACCACGAAGTCTCTTTAGTTCAGCTGTCTGTTCAATAATATCTCTTCTAAGTTGTACTAAGGCATCATATCTTTCCATGATTTCACCCCTTAGTTCATCCTTAGTAGCCCTCTTTTTACCCGCTTTCTCATGTTCTGAAGATAATCTAAAGGAAGCTTTACTATACCCTTCACTAAAAGATGCCTCTAAGGCTCCTACCGTAGCTTCGATATCAGCTACTTTGGTCTGTAAAAATGCATTATACCCACCATACATGGTTAGGAATCGTTCTAAATCTTTGTCTGAGGAGTTTGATAAGTCCGAAAAAGTTAAGTCTTCATACTCTGGTAATGCAGGATCAAAGATTGGTATTCCCAATGAATCAATTCTTTTGGCAACATTACCTAATGCTTTCATGGGAGTCCATTTGGTATCTCGTTCGTTCATTATAATAGTTCCCCCGTTACCTTTCTGCAAGCACACCATCTAGCACCAGTACATTTTTCGGGTCTTGCTAACATTTCTTGGATTCTAAAACATCTATCTAAAATTTCTCCCCACTGCTCTNCATCTCTTTCAACTAAAAAGGTTTTGATGTTTTGATCATTTTTATTTTCATATAACACAGTCCCAACATCATATGAGCCCATGTTCAGATACATTTGAAGCTGGATTTGGTGTTCTGGTTTTGGACCCTTTAATCGCACAAATCCTGCTGTGTTTATAGATTTTAGTTCAATTGGAATAATTCCATAATTAGAATGTTTAATTAAAAAATCAATCCTACCTGAGATTGGTGGTATTTCNTGTTTAACCGAAACTTCTCGGTCCACCAAAATATTTAATCCTTCAAACCATTGTTCTACNCGTTCTTCTAAAAAGCTACCATTTTGAAAAATTCTTTGTAACTTTGGGGGTAATGGTTGATCTATCATATATCCATGATAACACAACCAAACATACCTATCACAGGAATTGCTTATCACTGATGGGTGGAAAATACCCCCTCTGGGTGCTTCCATGAGTCCCTCTAGATGTTCGTCAATAATTTCTGATAGCCATCTATCATTTCTTATTCGCTTTGTGGGCTTTGGAGGCTTAATTTGGTTAATTCCAGCCATAGTTTTTCCTTTATGTTTTCTAGTGTTTTTTCTTTTATATGTATAATATACTCTATGTCGTCATGTGAAAGCAAGTCCCCATCTCGTTTTTTATCTCTTTTTGAGAGGTGTCCATAAACACCGTCTGCCTCTATCACCATTAAAATTTCAGGAACAAAAAAGTCTACAACATATGGATGAAAATAAACTTGCATCTCATATCTTAATCCAAACTCATCTAAACAATCAGCTATTATAAGCTCTTGTTCTGTATAGTCCCTAGGCGGTAAGTTCATCTTTTAATTTATTAAACAGGTTTTCGTCTTCTATAAATTTTGCCTTTATACCATTTAATCCCATTGCTTTAAGATCTCCATAGGTATACCAAGCCCCAGCTTGGGTTATAATCTTCTGGTTGATTGCATCACGTATATAACTTTCAAGAACATCAATCCCACCTTCCACCCTAAATGGTACAATGGCGGAATCCCAATTCTCTCCTCCAGTCTTAGATTTGCGTAACCTAATATTCATATCAAACCCTACTTTCTTGTCTCCTTCTGTGATCCAACCTTTACGTTGTACTTGCATAATAGAATGAGCAAAGAATACTTGCCCTTGTCCAGCAGGCATATTATCTAAAGCTACTGGTCCCATACTAGCTCGTACTTGGTTGATTGCCACAAAGGCTGATCCATTTTGAAGATGTGGAAAAAGTTTGGGGAAAGAACTGTTCACAAATCTTGCCTGCCAAGCCATGGGGTTAAACCCAAATTCTTCTGCAGATATGTTTGCAGGAACTAGTCCCGCAATACTATCTAATACAATGACTTCAAATCCCTCTATCATAGCTTCTCTTATATGTTCCATAGCTTCTTCACCTGTAGTAGGTTGTGAAATAAGGATTTTTTTACTGTCAACCCCACAGGTAGTCATCCAATCTTTATCATAAGATAGTTCTGTGTCCACCCAAACAGCTTTTCCACCCATTTTTTGGACGTTTACCACTATCTGTGACGCTAAATAAGACTTACCTACATTGGTTGGTCCATATATAAGAGTCATTTTCTTAAACGGTATACCCCCAGCAGTAAGCTTATCTAAAGCGGGGATATTAAAGGGTATGCGATTCGTCGTAAAATTCTTACTATCCCCTCTTTGAAAGTTTAAATTCTTTTTCTTGAGTAATTTTTGTATGGCTGCTTCAGCATTATTGTCCATTTATATGTCTCCTACGAACTGACTCAGCCCAAGCAAAGTAAGTTGCACAAGTTTGAATCAATTCAATGAATAATTTTGTGTCATTTTGAGAAAAAATTTCTTCTGCTATATCCCCATTCTTTTCCGTAGTTAATATATTCCACCAAGAATCATCATGGTTCTGTTCTCCCCATAACTTCTCTTGCCGTTCGCGTTCGGCTAACACAGCCTCAAGGACTATAGCCCTGATAGGTTCATTATTTTCCCTCATCTAACATATCCTCAATCTGCCCATCGACTCTCTCTTTTAGAAATTCCCACACAATATCAGCTACTTTTTTTGAATCTTCTAACTGTGGTTCTATCGGTAATTCAGTATTTATTTGATCTACTGTTAAATCTACTCTGCCATATTGATTTTGATCTAGTGGTCCCACCCTAAATGTAAACCCTAAATGTGCACTAACTTTTGCCATTGGTCATCTCCTTATAAATAGCCCGCCAAAAGGCGGGCATATTTTTATTACTATCTTTATAGGATAACCTATATTTTGAAAAAGTCTAGTTGTTATTTGTACCTATCTATAGTCGCAGCAGCATCAGTCCACAATCTAGTATCCCTCGCCATTGGGCTAGGTTTATTATCTAAAGCGTTAGCTGTACTTTTTAAATACATTACTAACTCTGGAAGAGACTCTTTCAGTACTTTTTTTACCTCTGTAAAAGACCTGTCCCAAGATAATGTGTTGGGGTCTATTAAAGACCGAAACCCAGATAGTAGGGGTTTAACTAATCCATCTATAAGATTAGATTTTGATTCTTTACCCAAAATATACATCCTCTTGACTTTACTTGTGTCGATATATCCCACTCTATTAGAAGCATTCCTAAACTGTCTCGCATGCTCCGTCGGTATTGCCACTTGAATGATTTCAGCTAACTCTAGTATATTTGGTAATAGCTTAAACATCTTCTCGTAGTGTTCTAGGTTCTGATCATATTTCGTAAGCGTCGCAGTCTTCCCCAAATATGCTTGTACTGGATGTTTTGATTTAATCCACATCTGTCTATCTAATGGATAGTTGACTACATCTAGACACACTAGTTTAGATATAACCTCTCCTATGTTAATAGGTTCTAAAGCATTCATTTGATACGCTATCTTATCCTCGTACGGATGTTTTTGTTCTGCTAAAAAGTCCTTCAAAGAGTTAAAGACTTTTTTAGTATTCAATATAGAAGTTTGATCTACATTTACTTGTGAATTTAGACCAATAGCTACTTCTTCTTTAGTTTCTAAGTCCATACCTNCAGTAATCTTAACTTCAACTAGTGCGTCAATAGCAGTGCCTGCATCAACATTTCGGGTAATTAGTTCGTAAGTATGTCCACCATTTACAATTCCTTCATTATCTTCATCAATAAAAAGATCATATAAATCGTTTGTTATCTTAACCACTGATGATNCTGCTAAACTAATCCCATTATTTTTTAAATGAAACTTTCCTTTTCTTCCTTCTTTTCCCTGAACAGTTCTCTCTACTGTTTTATAGACGGCTGTTTTAGTTGGACTAAATCCCAAGTCATCAATTGTTCGCACATTTAATTTACCGGGCAATCCTTGTGGTAACCCAGAAAAGGGTACATATGCGATGTGAATAACTTCCGGCTCGCTGTTAGACGGTTTTATTCTTTTGATCTCCTTAACCCGGAGCGGGTATTTTTTAATAGCCATAAGTTTCCTCCTTAAACGCTAGAATTTATTTGTCCATGTGATGGTTATCACCACTGGTCTAGCATTGCTATGTTTTTATTATATACTAAGAAATTATTTTTTGTCAAGCTTATCGCTAAAATGCAACAATAACATTGCATAATGAATAATCTTTAGAATATCTTTACGAGGTGTTCCTTTTTTATCATATCTTGAAGCGTACTTAAGGATGTTGCTTCTACAGAATGCTGTAGCATCACCACAGGCATCTATGAAGTCTAATGTTTGTCTATCACCTTCACTGTAATGTTCAGCATATGTATGTTCCACATACTCAGTGATTTCTTTTATTATTTTGTCTTCGTTATATTTTCCCATTATGGTATCCTCCTACCTTAGTTATTAATTATTTCTTTTTTACTTATCTCTAAGACCAATCTATTGTCCAATCTATTTTATCTTCTTCAATACTGAGTTCAAAAGGTACTTTAGTAGCCCACGACGGATTACACACTTCAACGTCAACTTCAAGTGGAATTCCTAGAGAGTTTTCTTGTAATAAGTTTTGAATGTTAGGAGGTATTTCGTTTAATTCTGAATCATGAACTTCACAGATAATTTCATCATGAACTTGCAATAGAATATTACTCTTTTTATCTTCAAGGTAATTATCAACTTTTAACATACGTTCACTAAGTAGATCTGCACTGGTTCCTTGAACTAAGTAATTTACCCCCTTATAAGCGAAATCAGGATTTATTCTATATTTTCTCCCATATCTATTTTTTATCCAGCCTCTTATAGCCACCGTTCTCACAACCTCATCAAAGAAATCCTTGGATCCTTTCATCCCCTCAAAATATTGTTTCTTATATTTTCCTGCTTCTTTTGGGGTTGTATTAAGTTGTTGAGATAATTTATTATTACCAATTCCATATATAGTTCCAAAGGTTATTGCTTTGGCTGCCTGTCGATACTCTTTAAATCTCTCAGATGACTCATCAACACCAAAAGCTAGTTTTGCTGCTTCACTATGAAAATCCACATCACCTTTATTTAGGATTTCATCTATGGTTTTATTCCTAAAATATGACATAAAAACACGAACTTCCATTTGGCTATAATCAAACCCAACTAATGAATAGTTCTTTCGAGGAATAAACAATCTTCTAATGGATACCTGATTTATATTTGTACTATCATATGATTCATCCCCCACAAATGACCACGTTTTTAAAACGTCGTCCGATAAATCTTGATTCAGAGACATCCCTTTAGTACTAACGGTAGCAGATATTTTACTCCTTATTTCATTTTTCTCGTCTTCAGATAAAGATCTCTCCTTTAAATTAAAATGATTCCTAGGTATGTTCTGTAAATTGGGACTTCGGCTTGATAATCTCCCTGTGGAGGTGCCCCAATTACAAAAAGAGGTGTGCATCACCTCTGTGCCCATGTAAGGCTCTATATATGTAGATAAGAGCTTCTCTAGGGTTCTATATTGTCTTATAAGACCCGCTAATCTGTGGTTTATGTTCACTAAGGCAGCCTCACTCCATGAATCTTGCCCTTTCGGAGTTTTTACTGGGGACTCAATTCCAATTCCAGAGAAAACTTCCCCTATTTGGGCGGGGCTGGACACATTAAATTCCTTGCCTGATAATTTATATATTTCTTGTTCGACTTCAGATAGTCTATTAGTAATTAGTTTTTCAATTTGTTGTGCATAGTCAGTATCAATAGATATACCTTGTTTCTCCATTTTATATAAAACCTTAGTTAGCTGACGTTCTAATTCAAAAACCCGACCCTGCTTGGTTTTTATTATCTTTTTTAAATAGTCTAAGTATAGTCTAGCGGTCAGTATAACATCTTTCTTACAATATTCTCCCAAAACAGTGGGGGGAGCCATGGAAAAATCTTTGTTCCATTTATTTGAGCGTAAAACTTTTTTGGTATCTATGTCATACTGTATGGCACCCTCTCCATAATTACGTTTCCCGGTTGGGGTAAGTGCTAAATCTTTTGTATCGGAATGTTCCATTAGACGTACCATAACAATAACATCTATAAGTTCTTTACTTAAAACATCCAACCCCTCCCGATCTAAGAAATGTAAGTCAAATTTTAAATTGTAACCTACATAAGATTTAACAGATTTATTAAGTAGATCAATAAGAAGAGTTAATTTATCTGATGAAAGATTTTCTCCTTGATGGTGTCGAAATGGATAATATTGGGTAAGTCCTAAGTAATCGGTCTGACCAACCCCTATTCCACAGATTTGATTGTTTTTATATGGTTCCAGCCCATTTGTTTCTACATCAATGACTAAGATCGGTTCTACCTCTATCACCGACCTTAGTGCATCAATGTCACGCTGGAACGTTTCATTAGTGACTATTGACATAGTAAGCTATGCCCTTCTTAGAATAATTCGTCGTCTTTTGACTCATCATTAGTTAAACCCCCTTCAGGCACATTAAATGTACCATATCTCTCAAAGAAATATTCTTTGATTAAGGGTAATCCATCAATTTCAGCTATTTTTTCCTCTGGGACTTTATCTCCCTTTGGTGTTGCTGTTATTGAATATGATGTGTCATACATACCTTGTCCTGTTCTCTTTATTCTAATGACACCTTTATTCAACGCACCCCAGTCACTGTACACATCTACCAACTGATTCCATATATAGTCGCTTCGTCCAAAGCTCAACGATATAATACGAAAATCGTTTATATCTTCTCTATACATTTTCTTACCAGCCGGTCCTTCAACTTCCACCCAATCATCATTTCGTTTCTCTGTATGGATTACGTTGTGTGCATACACCCATATAGCAAACTTATGTGATGGTCTATTCTCATCTGGAATGGCACTTGTATCTACTCTGTCGTCCTTTAGAACGTTCGTAAATCTGTTGCCTATTCTTAATGTGTACAAATAAAGCTCATCTAGAAATTTATCATCTTCAGCACCAGTAGCTATAGAAGAAATGAAGACTTGATCCCCATCTCTGAACCATAACTCACGACCCGGAGCATTACCAGAAGTTGTAGGTTTCCTAGATTCATCTATTCTTTTTTGAATTCTTGCAATTCCACTCATTATTTTCTCCTATTTTAAAATAGTGTTATGTTTTGTATTACCTTGCTTAACGTTTCTTTATCTCTTATCTCTTGAACGTCTTTATATTTTTTTGGTAACTTTAAGTATGATAACAAAAATCTATCCTTCATGTCAAGTGTAGCCTTAGAAATTCCTTTTTGCCCTGCTGTATCATTATCCAAAGATAATACTACTTCTGATGGATTTAATGAACTTAGTAAACCCAACTGCTTTTTAGAAACAGAAGCTCCTAATATAGCAACACTAGAATATCCATGCTGATGCAACCACATACAGTCTAAAGCCCCCTCAACTAAAAATAGTTGCGTGGTATCTGTAATATGATCCATGCCAAATAACGTTTGGGATTTTGAAAAACCTTTAGAGAACATATATTTTGGAACGGCCTGCTGTCTTCTATAAATCCACCCTAAAATCTGTTTTTCTTTGTTTTTTACCGGAATCATAAAATCGGCAAATTTATTTATTTTACACCCCCAGCTTTTTACAAGACTGAATGTAAAACCCCTATCGTATATCCAATGACTATCCGGAACATCTATTTGATCTTCAGGCTCTACGTAAATTGATTCTTGCTCTTCTGATTGATATTCATCTAAAAAAGATAAGTCTAGATCTAATTCTTCAACTTCAAACTCTGCATTGATTACAGACCAAGGTTTACCTGAATATTTTTGTATAAATGCTTTCAAGCCTCCTTGACCACATCCAGCAAAACAAATCCAAACCCCCTTATCTATGTTGATTGCACACGATTTTCTTCTGTCATCATGAAACGGACAGTTTAAGAGTA